CTGCGCTCGAACAACCGCACCAGCCCCGCCGCCCTCGATTACGGGTTTTTTTTTGCAGCCGCTGAAAATTTCAGCGACGCAGTTCACAGTTTCGACAGGTTCGGGCGCCCGGATCGATCCGCCTCGCGGGATGCGTGGTGACTGTCCCGCCCGCCATGCACGGACGCAGACGCCGCCGACCGGTGACGCCGGCGTGTCGACAGGGACTGACGGCCGTCAGCAGTGCGAGGCGCCGGGTAGCGCTGCCGGACGATGAAGGGCAAGACGACACCGAAGCCGGGGCGCAAGCCCGGCGCGAAGGCGAAGGCCGCCGGACCTGACAAGGCGACGCGAGATCTCGTCGCGATCGCGGCCGGTGGCGGGACGCCTGCAGCCGACATCGCGACCGCGCTCGGTATCGATCTGTCGACGCTGCTCCGGGACTTCCGGAAGGAACTCTCGACGGGCGCGTTCGAGAAGCGCGTTCGTCTCGTGCAGTCGCTGTACGCGCAGGCGCTGAAGGGGAACACCGGCGCGGCGAAGGCGTATCTCGCGATGCAGCCGGCGATCGTCGCGGCTCCCTCATCGGCCGGGGCAAAACCGGAAGCGCAGGGCACGGGCGCGAAGCCGGCGGTCGAAGAGAAGCCGCCGAAGCCGATCAAGCTCGGGAAGAAAGAGCAGCAGAAAGCAGCAGCACGGACAGCGCAAACGGGGTCGCCTTGGGCAAGCGTACTTCCCGATCACAGTCAGACGCAGCAGTAACGCCGGCGTCGGTGCCGGTGCTCGATCTCTCGTGCCTCGACTGGCGCGAGCGACTGCGCGAGGGACGATCGCTCGTTCCTGATCTGCCGCTGTATCGCCCGGCCGCCGATCGAGCGGTGAACGCGTTCAACATGCTGCGGCTCGCCGACGTGCCGAACACGCCGACGCTGGCCGAGGCTGGCGGGCAATGGTTCCGCGACATCGTCGCCGCGCTCTTCGGATCTCTGGATCCGGTCAGCGGTCAGCGGCGGATCCGCGAAGTGTTCGCGCTCATCGCGAAGAAGAACAGCAAGACGACGAACGGCGCGCTCCTGATGCTCGTCGCTCTGCTGCTCAACATGCGCCCGCGCGCGCGCTTCGTGATGACGGCGCCAGTGCAGGAGGTCGCCGATACCGCGTTCACTGCGGCCGCCGGCGCGATCGCTCTCGACCCGGTGCTCGAAACGAAGTTGCACGTCCGCGAACACGTGAAAACGATCGTGCATCGCGAGACGCTCGCCGAGTTGAAGATCATGACGTTCGACCCGTCGGTGCTCACGGGTCCGAAGATTCACGGCGCGTTGATCGACGAGTTACACGTCGTCGCGAAGATGGCGAAGGCACCGAGCGCGATCCGGCAGATACGCGGCAACATGATGCCGTTCCCGGAAGCGTTCCTCGTGTTCATCACGACGCAGTCGGAAGAGACACCGACCGGCGTATTCAAGGCGGAACTTGAAGCCGCGCGCGATATCCGCGACGGCAAGCGCAAGGGCACGACGCTGCCGGTGCTGTACGAATTCCCTCCGGAGTTCCAGCAGCATCCGGACAAGCCGTGGAAGAACCGGAAGTTCTGGCCGATGGTGACGCCGAACCTCGGCCTCTCGATCGATCTCGATCGGCTGCAGTCAGGGTACGAGGACGCCGAGAAGAAGGGCGAAGCCGAGTTGCGCGCGTGGGCCTCGCAGCATCTGAACGTCGAGATCGGTCTCGCGCTTCGCTCCGACGGATGGATCGCCTCGGAGTTTTGGGAAGGCTGCGCGACTGAGCCCGGGCTCACGCTCGCCGCGCTGCTCGAACGGTGCGAGGTCGTGACCGTCGGCATCGACGGCGGCGGCCTCGACGACATGCTCGCGCTAACCGTCGTCGGTCGCGAGCGCACGGATCCGGACGATGCCGAGGGCGGCGCGTCGCCGCCGAACCGCGCAGCGCGCTGGCTCGTGTGGGCGCATGCATGGATCCATCCGATCGTGCTCGAACGGCACAAGCAAGAGGCGCAGCGGTTCGAGGATTTCCGCAAGGCCGGCGAGTTGACGATCGTCGACAACGTCGGCGACGACGTCGAGGACGTGGCGATGCACGTCGCGACGATCGAGTCGTCGGGGCTGCTCGAAAAGGTCGGCGTCGATCAGGCCGGCATCGGTGCGATCGTCGAGGCGCTGCAGGATCCAGCGCGCGGCGGCATCCCGGCCGAGAAGATCGTCGGCATCCCGCAGGGCTGGCGGATGGTCGGCGCGGTGAAAACGGTCGAGCGCAAGCTCGCCGAGAAGATGCTCGTGCATTCCGGATCCGGGCTGCTGACGTGGAGCGTCGGCAACTCGAAGGCAGAACTCCGGGGCAATGCGACGCTCATCACGAAAGCAGCGAGCGGGAACGCGAAGATCGATCCCGTGCTCGCGCTGCTCAACGCGACGACTCTTATGCAGTTGAACCCGAAGGCTCGCAACACTGAGCCTTCGATAATGATCTTCGGCTGAGACGACGCCGGCGACGGCGGAAAGCGACGGGCTGCGAACGCGCCCGGCGTGCGGTCTCCTATTCCCTTCAACTTCTCGACGAGGTCTAACGATGAAACGCAACGTCAACAAATCGGTACGCCAAGCGCTCCGCAGTGTCGAGCGCGCGTATTCCGTGCTGACGGTGAAGGCGGTCACGGACAGCGGCGACGCCCGAGAGATCACCGGCATCGCGACGACTCCGACGCCCGATCGCTGCGACGACATCGTCGAACCGCGCGGCGCGCAGTTCAAGCTCCCGATCCCGCTGCTCTGGCAGCACGACTCGCGATCGCCGATCGGCGAGGTCTACTCCGCGCGCGTGACCGACGAGGGGATCGAGATCAAGGCGCGCATCGCATCGATCGACGAGGCGGGCACGCTGAAGGATCGCCTCGATGAAGCGTGGCAGTCGATCAAGACGGGACTCGTGCGAGGTCTGTCGATCGGATTCCGTCCGATCGAGTACGACGTCGTCGACGCGCAGGACGGTTTTTGGGGACCGCTGCGCCACAAGATTTGGGAATGGCTCGAACTGAGCGCGGTCACGATTCCGTGCAACAGCGAAGCCACCATCGCAACCGTGAAGGCTTACGACGTCAGCAGGCCGACCGCGTCAGGTCGCAAGGCTTCGCCCGTCGTGTCTCTCCGTAGTGCCGGCGTCTCGGCAACCTCTGACAATCAACGCCCGGGAGGGCACATGGACAAGCTGCTGAAGAAACTCGAAGCGTTCCGCGCGAAGCACGCGACGAACGCCGCGAAGATGAAGGCGCTTCTCGAAGAGTCGGGCGACGAGACGCTCGACGCGCAGAAGCAAGAAGAGTTCGACACGCTCGAAGCCGAGAACGAGTCGCTGCTGAAGCACATCGGCCGGATCGAAGGCGTGATCGCCGCCGAGCAGAAGTCGGCGAAGCCCGCCCGTGGCGGCAACTCCGACGAGGGCTCGTCCTCGCGTGCGGCCGGCAACGGCGGCGGCGATGACGACGACGACGACGAGATCCGCGTGCTCGGTCGCAAGGGCACGAACGCCGACGGTCGCGGCCGCGTGATCGTCACGCGTGCGGCGCCGAAGCTCGACCCGGGCATCGCGTACGCGCGCGTCGTGCGTTGCATCGGTCTCGCGAAGGGCAACGTCATGCAGGCCGAGGCGATCGCGCGAAACATCTACAAGGATGACGCGCGTATCGGCAACATCCTGAAGGCGAGCGTCGTCGCGGGCTCGACGATCTCGGGCACGTGGGGCGCGAACCTCGTCGGCGAAGAGTCGGCCGTGTTCGCGGACTTCGTCGAGTTCCTGCGCCCGCAGACGATCCTCGGCAAGTTCGGCGCCGGCGGCATTCCCGACCTGCGTCGCGTGCCGTTCGACGTCCCGCTCGTGGGACAGACCGGCGGCGGTGCCGGCTACTGGGTCGGCGAGGGCAAGCCCAAGCCGCTGACCGCGTTCGACTTCGCGCGCACGACGCTGTCGCCGCTGAAGGTCGCGAATATCGCGGTCGTGACCGAGGAACTGCTGCGTCGTTCGAGCCCGAGCGTCGATACGATCCTGCGGAACTCGCTGGTCGAGGCGCTGCGCGCGCTGCTCGACGTGACGTTCATCGACCCGACCGTGACCGCCTCGGCGGGCGTGCGCCCGGCGTCGGTGACGAATGGCGCGAATACGGTCGCGTCGAGCGGCACGGATGCCGACGCGGTGCGCGCCGACCTGCAGGCGTTGTTCGCGTTCTTCATCGCCGCGAACAACCCGCCGACGTCGGCGGTGCTGGTGATGGGCGCGGGTACCGCGATGGCACTCGGCATGATGCAGAACCCGCTCGGTCAGAGCGAGTTCCCGGGCATCAACATGAACGGCGGCGCGGTGCTGAAC